CTCTCAACATTTCCACCCGTTGAATAGTTTTGGACATTTGCACTCTCAACATTTCCACCCGTTGAATAGTTTTGGACATTTGCACTCTCAACATTTCCACCCGTTGAATAGTTTTGGACATTTGCACTCTCAACATTTCCACCCGTTGAATAGTTTTGGACATTTGCACCCGTTGCAAAGTGTTGAACTACACCGTCTTGAATCATTCCCCCTGTTGCCGCCGTTGGAGCAGTCCACACAGGTACATCAGTCACTACAGGCGCAGCAGCTTGAGTGTAACCAAGGGTTTGAGACACCGTACCACCCGCGAAGGTTCCATTGGCTCCAAACAAGCCCTTTGCCGCAGCCCCTCCCGACGCTACCGCACCTGCAACCATACCAATCCCACCAACAACCATTTGAGCAATTTCAAACCCGCCCATTTTCTTCTTCTGAGAACCTAAAACGCCCAGCGTAGCACTCAACGAACCGATAAAGGTTGTCCAACTGCCTGTCATGCTTGATGAGAAATCATCAAATATGCCTTTCGCACTATCAAAGATATTGCCGAAACCTGTTTCAACACCTATCGCTGCACCTGATTCCACTGCAACAGGAATCTCACCCGCACCTTGCGCTTGTGATGCCATTGCCTCGCCATTAACGCCAATGGGGGTCATAACAGGGTCATAGCTACCTGTGTCCGCTAACGGCGTAACAGTAGACACACCAGCAATTTCAGGTGCAGGGGTAAACACGCTTTGACCCGCATCCGTGGGGTAAGCGTAAGTTGGTGTGTTATCCACCGCCTCGGTACTGTTACCAAACAAGCCTGAGACTTTAGCACCTAAGCCACTGAAGAATCCTTTGTTTGCTCCACCACCCGTTAACGTTGGGTCATTCTTCGATACCGCGTCTAAACCAAAGGCAGGCGAGTTAACCACTTCGACATACATAGGTTTAGTTGCAGAACCACCAAGGGTCTCAGTGAACATTCCCAACACTTCACTTTTGATAACGTCCTTTGCAACGCCCTCCGCAAGATCTTTTACGCCGCCTTGTAACTTACCCGCTAAACTATTATCGAACGCAACTTTGTCTGCTGCCTTCTGTGCTTCCTCCACTTGGAATGCCGCTATATCCTCTGCCTGTTTTTGTGAGGCTTCCGCAGATTTAATCAACATTTCTTGACGCACAGGGTCAGCTTCATTCATCCGAATAGACTGAATGTTCTGGGCTAACTGAACTCTATCCGTTTTGACTAACGCTAAATCACCTTGTTTTTGGGCAAGATTTATCAGGGAATCTGTGGCTTCTTTCGTCGCCGTATTAAACCCTAACAAGCCTTCCGCAGCCGTGACAGCAGAATCCGCCACATCTGTTGAGAACTTATCGGCAAACTGTACCACACGGCTTGTGATATTCTTATCAAGATTCTTCAACGAACCCTGTAAGTTATCAATTTCTGCAACGATGTTTTCTGTTGAAATCTGGTCAAGTTGGTTTGAAAGCGTGGGGGCTAGGTCTTCTGCGACTGTATTAAGTTTGGCAAGTTCTTGTGTTGCTGCATTAACTTCGTCTTCAAACTTTTTAATTGACTCGGGGTTTTTCGCCGAGTTTAAATCGGACTGTGCGTTTATTAGGCGATCTTGATAAGCTGCGGTATTTCTTGCGTTTTCAGCTTTTTGGTCAGGTAGGTATTGAGAATGACCCAATGCTTCTTGTCTACCACTTCTTGTAAAACCTTCAACAGGGTCGCCTATAATAGCTTGAAGGCGGCTCTCACGAGTACCTATATTTGCGGAAACCCTCTCTTTCTCCCGTGTATGTAACTTATTTTTGTATGATGTATTTGCCGCGTCTATGTCCTCCGTTGTTGAGGTTTTATCCGCTTCAATGCGTTTTATCGTGGCTTCATGCAAACGTAAGTCTAATTCACCTTGAGCCTGTAATAACGTTTTTACAACCTCGGAGTTTCCCAACGCCTGTGCTTCATCCAGAGCTAAAGCATTAGACTCAAGCTCTTTCTCAACGGCTTTTACAACAGATTGGAAGGCGTTTATAAGTTTTTTGGAGGTAGTAGCTTCTACAGCCTTGACAGCTTTGTCCTGGTCATCCTTTAGCTTTTGGGTCAAAGGTCTTAGTGCAGCGGCTCTATCCCCATGAGCTTCAGCATCTACTGAATAATGCTGACCTTTATTTAACTCCGAGACATATTTTCCACTCGTATGGTCAATCTGCATCTGAGTATTTTCAGTGTCTAATTTTGAACCCTGCTCAATTAAGGCTTTTCTCGCTTCTGAAAATTCATTCTTTTGCAACTCAAGGGTATCGAGGAGTTTGTCAATTTGACGTTTGTATTCCTCATTTTTGACAAACTTAGGCTCATTTGTATTAAACGGGATGGACTCGCCTTTATGCTGTGCAGTGTCTACGCTAGCTTGGTATGCCTTTTCCTCTGAGCGTTTTTTAGCTTCAAGGTCTTTATAGAGCTTGGTTACTTTACCTTTCTTCTCAGCGGCTTCGGGTATTTTGTAAACATTCTCATCAAGATATTCTTTATTTAGTGTTAGAAGCTCTGACCCCAGTGTATACGCCTCTTTTATCTTGACTAGGGCTGCTGGTGTGTTCCCTGCGGATTTGAAACCATTCGCTTCCTCCTCAAGTTTCAACTTTCTGTCTTGCAAGTCAGTAACTTCAGGTAAATCAGCACTTCCAAAATCAATGAAATCTTTAGATGGCTGGAGCTTAGTAAACTTGGTATCTAACTGCTTTACTAAGTCTTTGCTCTCTTTGGTGTATTGAAAACCACCGCCCTGCGCCTTTTCAAACTTACCTGTATTAAGTAGTCCGTTTGTATTTTTGTCGGAATTTTTTTGGTTTGCATCAAGAATAGTCTTTAAGTTAGCCTCAACCGACCTACCGTGATTCTGAGTTTCTGGCATCAACTCATGCCGATTATCTTTCATGTACTTTGCAAATCTTTGGGGGGTTGTGTTGTACCCCATTGCAAGTTCATTAAAAGTAGCTGTCGGGTTGTTTTTACGCAAGTAATCTAGGTGCATTAACCCTGCGCGAGCATTATCCTCTGGGTTGTTAATATCACCTTTAGGTAAGTAACCCTTAAAGGTTTTTGGCATTAACTGCCCTAACCCTGTTGCGCCGTCTTCAGATACGGCTGTGGGGTTGCCGTGACTCTCTGTGGTAAATAACGCAGCAATATCGTTTGGATTAAACCCAAACTCCCCAGAGAGTTTGTTAATAATACCCTTATGTTTAGCTACGCCACCGCCCTCAGCACCTGTGTACGACCCCGCAGAAAGTTTAGTAGCTAAAGGAACCTGTAACGCCTCAGCTTGTGCAATGTTACTTTTATCTAAGTCAGTTTTCGAGTCGGATGCGTTTGCTTTTGCAATTACACGGTTAGTCTCCATGTAAATATCAATAATATCTTTACCAATTACATCACTAATCGAAACACGCGCAGATTCAATGGCCGACCTAATGTCTGAACTCAGTTCAAGTTTACCTGGGGGGGATAAGTCTGCGGAGTCTAAATCATTGATTAACTTAATAGCCGCTTCGCCTGCTTGGTGAACTACACCCGTTCCCGCGTCTTCCGTAACCTCGCTAATAAGTTTTTGAAGTTTTACTAAGCTCCCATTTCGCTCAAATTCCGTAGTAGCTAAGGCAACTTCTACAGCCATTTTCTTAATATGGTCTGTCATCACAGTGTCACTAGATACAACAGACTTCTTAGCTTCTTCTGCCATCGCAGAAGTGAACCCAGATATTAACTCAATTTGCTTTGAGGCAGGTGTATCTTTCCCAAGTACCGTAGCGTCTTTAAAGTCTTTATTTTCTAACTGCTTGTCCAAAAACTCTTTGCGAAGTTTACCTACTTTCGTTTCTGTGTCTGTATTTTCACTTATTACAGATATGTCTTGTTTGATTTGAGCAAGCAACCCCGACAAGTAGCCTTTTATTGTGTCCGCGCTGGTAACTACGGAGTTTAAATCAGTATCTGAAAACTTTTTGTTTCCGCCCGTTTTCTTTTGGATGTCTTGGATAGTCGCGGTATATTCAGGTTTGCGGACATCCATGCCTTTTAGTTTAGCTACAGAGTCTACCAAACTGTTTAAGTCATCCTGTTTAACTACCCCACCAAAAACATCTGAAAACTTTTTGCTTATCCCTTCAAATTCCGCAGTGGCAATTGTAAGCAGGTTAGCTGAAGAGTCCTTACCAGGCAAATAATTTTTAAATGATTCGCGGTCTTTATCAATCTGCACTTGGGAGTTTTTAAACTGCTCCTCAAGCGAAGCCATACCCGCTCCAGGCTTAACCCCACTGTCGTAGGGTATATCCATTTTAGCCATACCAAAGGCTTTATCATAAGTTTCACTAATCCAATCAGAAGCCGCCTTTAGCTCCTCTTGGTCGGAGTCTGATAGTAAATAATCTGCGGCATTGGCTAAGTGCCTCCCGACTTTGTTACTTAATACTCTTGCACCGCTTGTAAACCCATCTGCGCTTAAAACGTCTGAACCCCTACGCTCTAAGTCCCTTTCGCGTATTTTTTCATCAGTTACGTTAGCATCAATAACTTCAACATCTTTTTTGATGCCCTCCTTCAGCCCGTCAATAAACTCTCTTAACGGCTTTAGAAGGGGTTCCCCCATAGCTTCAGAGAAAACTTCAATTTGGTCTTTCAAGTTTCCAAGAGATTTCGAGACTGTCAAAGAGGCTGTTGCCGCACCTTCCGCAGCCGTTGACCCAGCACGCATTTGAGCTTCAAGGCTGGTCAGGTTTTCTTTACTGTTGAGTAGGGGTTTGAATACGTTCAAAGCTCTTGAGTCAATAGAACGTTCTAATTCCACAATGGACTGGTGGTCGCCAACACCAATTCGGTTTAACTCGGATACCGCCTCTAAAATAGGGTTAGACGAGCTTCTAAAATCAGAAAACTTTTTAGCGGCTTCTTCTGAAGAAACCTTTTCACCTGCTCGTCCGTATTGTTTAGACAAGAACTCAGAGAACTTTTTATCAGGTGAGAATAACTCACGGTACATCTGTGTTGAACCTGTTGCAATTGTGCTTGCTTTTACACCCGCGTTCCTCAGTAAAGCGTCGAGCGATAAGGACTGCTCAAGGGATACGTTTGCGGATTTAGCTGCTGCTGCATTCAAAGATAGAATAGTTTTTAAGTCTTCTATTTGCAGCTTAGATATGTTGACTGCCTGAGAAACCCTATCTCCAATCGTACTTACGTCAATCCCGTCCCAAACTTCTTTAACCGTCGTGATAATATCCGCAGCAGTTTGTAATTGACTACCTGTTGCAGTTGCCACATCCGCAATCGCTTGTACCGTTTTCGGAATGTCTTTCATCTCGACACCCGCTTGCGCTACCGTTTTTACTGCTCCCGCAATCTCAGAAATAGAGAAAGCCGTAGTCGTCGCAATCCCTTTAATCGAAGCACCAATCACCGCCATATCCGTTTCAGACGATGACGTAATCGCCTGAATGTTTTTCATCTCATCTTCTAACTCGATGACAGATGCGACGACAGCTTTGAAGGCACTTGCAGTACCATAAAGAATAGCTGAGACTGCACCGTATCTGGATAAAGTCTCAAAAGCGTGACCGATTAAGCCTAATTCCGTCCGATACTTCTTTGCTGCTTCTGAAGCAGCTGCCATACCTGCTCGATGACTATGCAAATCCTTCTCAATCGAGCGGGTATCCGCACCTGTCCTCTGAGCATTATTCAGGTCATTGAGTGCTTGCCTTTCTCCAGCCTTATGGTGCGCTTGTAAGTCAGGCATCGCCTCTCTGGGCAATGATGTATATTGATTATGGCTGTACTGTGAGGCTAGTTCACTCCCGCGTTGTAACTGGGCAACTTTAGCGGAGTCACTACCTCGGGCAATTTTTGGAGTTTGACCAATAATTTCTGCGCGGAGTTCACTCAGTAGGTGTCCCCGTTCTAATTGAACATCTTTAACCCCCTGAATAAGCGCGGGGTTAATTAAGGCTTTTCTCTCCGTCGGACTTAATTTATGGCTAATCTGCCTCAAGTCCTCACGAAGCTGGAGCAGGTCATCTAGGGCTTTGCCTTTAATGGATTTCCGTAAATTCTGGATAGCAACAAGGTCTGAACCAATTTCCGTAGCTCTTTTATTAGCTTGATTTTCAAGTTTTAGAATTTTCTCCGCTTCTTTAGCGGCTACTTTTTGTTTTTCTAAGTTATCTAATACCTTTTTATTCTCAGCGAACAACCCAGGAACCGCAGCTACTCCAGGGATACCATCATAGCTTTTATTGTTTAGTAACCCTTCAAGGGTTGTTCCGCGCTTACCGTACTGACGTTTAGCTAAATTGATGTCGTCGGAAGATAAAGCATTGTATTGCCCCTTTTGGATAGCATCACGGATTCTCGCACCCAGTGCATCATCATTGAGTCGTCGATGAGAGCCTTCCAACTGGCTATCAAAACCCTTTTGAAATGGGTTTGACGCAGTGGCATCTATTTGGTGGCGAATACCCTCCACCATTTTGGAATACTCATCTTGTCTTCTATCATACTCTGTGCGGGAGGTGGGGGATAAATGCGTTAATTGCTCTGGGTTAAGACGTTGGCTTCTCGTAGAGGACTTAACTTCAGCGAGCAATTCTTTTAGCTTAGGGCTGTCGGAAGCTAAACTTGTGTACCCAGATTTATTAACCAAATCTTGAACAGCAGGGAGCCTATCTTTCGTAGCAGCTAATTTTTCCTCTGGGCGTAATTTTGAAACAATCTGGGCGTTTGCGCTACTTTGATAAAACCTATCGGTAACTTCATGAGGTTGGTATGACTTCTTATCTTGTTTTAGCACACCCTGTAACCGTTTTTTCTCCTTGTCGAGTATGGCTACATCCGAAGTATGGGCATTTTTCCTTAATAAATCAATTTCCCCAATTTTGCTCTCTATCAGCTTCATGTTTGCTTCAAGAGTATCCTTAGATTTTGCATTAGCTGCGCGGATTTTTGATGTCGCCGCTACGGTTGCTTTCGTATCTTCTGCGATACGGGTCATCTTGTCATCAAATACAGGTTTCAATGCCTTTTCAAGTTGTTGAACCTGGTTGAACATTTGCTGGATGTAATGGTTATATGCAGGGCTATGTTCAGCGCGTGAGACATCTACTGCATTTCTAGCGGTGGTTACTCGCTTGTTGGCGGCTGCTAAGGCATTTTCCCCAGTTCTCGCAGATTCTCTAAGGGCTTCTCGTTCTCCTAAAGAAAGTTTTGCTGCGGCTTTCTTAGCACCCGCCCCCTCATAAGCATCGGAAGAACTGGCTTTGGCTAATCTTGCCTGCCCAAGGTCTTTTCTTGCTTCAAATAATTCTTTACGAATGTGTTCGGGTATTAAATCATTATGTTTTCCTGAATCGTTTCTTAGCGATTTTATTTGCCCACCCACCCCCTGCAATAAAGAAAGGTACTCCCTTAGACCTGACACTTCAGCCCTGCTGAAAGCTGATAAGGGTTTAAACCCATTCGCAAAGGCTTGAGCGTTCTTCGCACTATGCTCGAGTTCCTTTGATGCCATGTGGCTTGAAGCACCAAGTTTAGTTAGGCTCCCCACCATGCTAAGAACTGCTGAGTCATCCATCTTGGAAAAACCCTTCTCAACAGCATGATTCATTCCAGATGTTAGTTTTTCCAAATCCAATTTTTGTAATATCTTTTCCGCTGGGATTTTAGTCCCGTGTATTTTTATGTTGTCTAATTTTATGTCAACGGCGGGGTGCGCCACAGCTTTGATAGCTGTGATCCTCTGAACTTCAGACAGGAATCGGGATGTAAGCCCGTTAGATAAAGAACTTGTGTCTATTTTGTCTAAAAATGCCTCAAAATCAACACCTTGTTTTACTTTTAAATTTGCCATCTCTATTCCCTAAAACCCAAAACCAGACATTGCAGCTTTTATATCTGCTGCATTCATTTCATCTAAATCCACTGTGTTGGCATCATTGCCTTTATCATCCGAGTATCTGCCACCAAATCCATACATGCTGGCTTCCATTCGCGTCAATGTTATCTGACTTTCATGCCCACTCTTTACATTTATCGCTTCTTGCACCAACAAGTAATCTTCATCCCAATACCAGCGCAGAGCCTTTGCTATGTCATAATCCGCCAAATATAAACAAGAAGATGTCGCATCCAAAGTAGATAACCACTCCGCATAACTCGATCCAAATGTTTTTTTATTTCGCCTATTATTTGCTTTTTCTTCTTGTATTTGTAATTCCGCGATTCTGGCTAATACTCGGTTAACCAAACCATCTAAATATGCCTCCACGACTTCCCTGTCATGAATCAAAGCATAACCATCTGCAACAACTTGACGGAATAACTCGTCCGTCAAGTCTTCTATCGCAGACAAGTTTCCAACAATAGCCTTCTCAATTCCAAATGATAGACCAAGGCGTTTTGAGCTTGTGGGGTACTGCTGGAATAAACTCATCTTTAGTCCGTTACGATGTTACCGAAGATACTACCTGAAGCATAATCGGCTTTAATCGCTGCGAGTGTATTGCCGCTGAAATCATCCTCTTGAGGTTCAAATGAAACTAATTTCAATGGTAGCGTGTTGTAGTCTGACCCCGAAAATGAAAAGTCTAAATTACCTTGCACCGCAACCTTCCACAAATTAAAGTAAGTGTAGCCCCCCGTAAAGGAGTTTTTTGTAACCAACTGAGCCGTCATAAACTCTGAACCTTTGGCAGGTGCCAAAGAGATTGTGGAGTATATTGTTAACTTTAATTCGTAGTTACCCACAGCGCTATCAGGGAACTGACCCTCGTCTTTTATAGATATTGCTGAATCAGACATGAGCGTACCAACTAAGACTTTCACTGCTTTAGTGTCTGACGTAAAATACATTTTAAACATGTACGAATTGTCTGCGTCTGTAGCCGAGTTATACTTAACAGAGGCGCCTAAACTGGAAACATAAACGCCTGTTGGCAGGGTGAGTGTCCGAGAACCATCAGTTGTAGCACCTACTGAAAATGTACCCAGAATACCCGTAGTGGCTACACCCTTTGTGGTGTCTACGGATGTAATCGTGAACGGATTAGCGAAGTTTATACCTGCAGTGGTGGTGGTGGAGGAACCCGTAGTAAATAACGTCCAGGCTGTACCTTTAGCGTAAAGGAGGCCTATATCTCGTGCCGATTGAAGGATATACCCAGGTACCAGTACCGCAGCTTGAGTTATACCTAGCTGGCTGATTGTTACAGCTTTACTCCAAGAGGCTGTTAAGTCACTGATGTCTTTTAAGCTAGAAACGTTGAGAATAATACCCACGTCAGACACTTTACTGCCTACTGGAAGGAAATATGAGTTATTGGCAGGTACCAGCGTGCCAGCTGACTTCAACTTGGTTGATACGATAGCAGCAGTGACTCCAGCAGTAAGTGCCACGGCGGGATTAGTGGTACTTTTGCTAGTAAATTGTTTTACTGTACTTACCGTAGAATACGTTGTCGCACCTGGTATAGTAACAGAAACCTGTACGTCTGGGGTTACTTCGCCGCTTGTAACAACCTGATTAGCCCCTAAAACTCTAAGTAAATTCTGGGTTGTAAATTCATATAACTCCGCATTGATTTCTAAATCATACCCTGTCAGAGCTTGATGAATACGGGCGTTAAAGTTACCGCCACGCAATTCCGCATACGTTTTTGCAACGTTGATGGTAGCATTTTTTACCAGCCCAACGGAGTCGTTACTGGTTAACCTTCCAGCGTCATTCAAATTACCAATTCGCAATTCTGCAACGCCAATCTGGAAATTGGAGCTTTTCGCTCCACCGATATTTTCCATGTTCTTTTCTCCTTAAATAAGAAACCACCCCACGCTAGCAGGGTGGAGTTGACTAGCTTACGATTGACCGTTCCAGAACAGACCTAACTTATTACCCGCGTCACTTAGAGACTTGACGTGAGCCAAGTCCTTACCCGTATCAAAGTCATCTGCGGTGGGCAACAAGATTTTGAAGGTCATTGGAGTAACAGCAAAACTGTCGTTAGAGAAGGCATAGTCCATACCACCTTGGATTGAGGCTTTCCAGAAGCGGAATCCTTGAGGTAAGTTGGTGTTATGGTTTTTACCCAAAACGTCAATGGTGTAGTATTCGGTTGAAGCCGAGTTACCTAAACCAACAGGGTTGATGGTATAAACTACAACTTCAGCATTATCTGCATAGTCAAAAAGCAATGGAGTGTCATCTGAAAGAACTAGCTCTAGCTTCCCCGCAGGCGACACAGTTCCGAATGCGCTTGGGTTTGTTGTAAATTTAGCTCTTGTGGCTTCTACAATGCTTAAATTTTCTGGGTTATCTTTACCATACACACCTAAAATAACCTTAGTCTTTTCAGATGCAGCCACCATGTCATAAGTAGCCCCAAGGTCTGGGGAAAACCCACTAATAAACGCGCACCCTTCAATGACTAAAGAAAGGCTGGCGGGTGAGATTTTGCTGAACACGGTCTTAGCCGTGGTGGCAGTATCTGATGCGTAACCGCCATCAACTATGCCAGAGGTAGCACCCACAAAGGAATCAGCTGCGCCTGTGGCTACTGACAATTTCCCAGAGACGGCTACATCCACCTTTTCAGCTTTGAACCCTTCGTTCAACATCGCGCGGATGTTTTTACGGGTATACTCATACGCCTGAACGGATACGGTAACAGTCGTTTCAGTAATTACCGAGTCAACTAATTGTAAGGGTAAGCCGCCTTTAAGTTCCGCTACGTTTTGTGCGAAGTTAACATTCGCAGATTGCAATAAACCCACTGAATGCGCTTTTTGTTGAAGTCTGTTTGCGTCTTTTAAACCACCAATTCGTAACTCAGCGTTACCAATTTGGAAGTTCTTTGACATCGCAGTACCTAAATTTGCCATCTTTACTACTCCTTTCTATAGAAATGTTACGTCTTACGACGTGGTTGTGTGGCTTACGCCATATTTTTTAACATCAGGCTTTAGCGTGACCCTTTTCAATAAGGGCTATCAAAGCCTGTCTAGCTGTTCGTCCTGCGGCACTTGAAAGCTCTGCCACAAAAGGTCGTCTAAATTCAGGGTTTATAAAGCGTCTTGTGCCTCGGTCATGCCCACTGCCTACACGGTTTAAGGTATAAAACGCATTCCGTGCATCTGTCATGGTGTAAGGTTTATTTTCTGAATTAAACTGTTTATCTGCTTCGGCATGTGCAGCTGTGTGAGTATTAGCCGCTGCACCACGAACACCGCTTCGGCCATTCTGTGGTAATCTTTCCTCTAACACCGCACTAGCCGTGCGCCGAGGGTTGTGGCGTGGGTCATCCGTAGTATGCTTTTCTCGGTAGGCTTTTCTAGCCTCTAAAATTTTCTTGCTAACTTTACCCGCAAATTTACTGCCACCCATAAAGTGATGCGATACCTTCTGTAACTGACCACCAAGTATAAATGGCGTAGAAATCAAATCATCCATCAAAGCCCCGTTACTCGCTTGCCACTTTGGAATAGCTAATTCAAGTGTGTAAGTTACTGAGCTTCGACGTTCCCGATTGTCAGGGTGTGAACGGAAAGCATCCATTGTCTGATGCAACTTTTTAGTGTCGTAAAACTCACTATCATCACCTTTCAACTTACTCATGTGAACAGCTAAACTACGTTTATACTCCGAGGCTAAACGACCTGAGTTCTTCCAAAAAGTTAATGACCGACCTTCTTTTTGTTTTCGCTTGAGTGTTATATCACTCAACGGTTTCCAGTTAGTTTTGACAAGTGCTTTATAATCCTTATCGCCACTGTGCATACCCGATGAGACAGTAAATTTACCATTACCACTCATAGGCATTTCAGGCGTTTCTAAAACTCCACCTAAACCCGCCAAGTACGACACATACATCTTTTTATGTACTTCAACTGCACGCATCGCCTTCTCAAACAACTGGCTTTTTCCTGCGGCAATTATAGACTTACCTGATCCAGGTTTAAACTCACCGTTGAAATAGGCGGACGATATAACTGTTCTTAGGTCAACTTCTCGACGTATTTGCTTCTCAAGATTTTGCCTAAAATCAGGCATGTTGAACTGCACACCTTTAAGCATTGCTCCAGCAGGGGCTTTTGAAGTATATCCGTTACTTCTTTTTACTGTAAGTTTGCCGTGTGAAGCGTCCCCACCTGTAGTTAAGTTTACAGGGGAAGCCCCGTGAACGTACTGGAACTCAACGGAGGACATTCTACCGTCAGGTCGTAGGGGATTTGCTGCGGCTTGGTTACGCTTAATCTGTTCAATTACGTCTGCGGCTCGCTGAAACCTTTTTGTACCTTGTTGCGACTTACTGAGTATTCTTTGTGCTGCTTTTAGTTTATCTTCATCAGATGTAACAGATACTGCGTTCAATGCTGCTTTGTTAGCTTTCCACCCCGCATTACTCTCTGCCTGCGCGTCTTTAGATAATGCTCCACTCCCTCCCAAATCTCTATCAGCAAGTAGGCTTTGTTTCGCGGATGTTTTTGTAGATACGTCAATACCTTTAGTTAACCGCTCAATTCGGTCTAGCTCTGCGTACTCCGAGTCATGTTTAGAAAAACTTGACCCTGAGTAGTCATCACTACTCCCGTAATCATCATCCCAATCAGACATATCTCACCGCCCGAACAGTAACTGCAACAAACCGAACATTAGTCGCTAAATCTTGTTGTGCAGGAGCCAGTCCGCAGGTTACAACATAAAACTTGCCAACAAGTTCTGTTGAACTTACTTCACCGCTGTAGTCTTTTATATCGTGGCTTTCATTGACCCTGAAAACACTGGAGATTTCCCCAACAAGATCAAGGGATATATACTGCGAAGGGTCTAACATCGTCATTGCACCAATGTTAAAACTCGCAGTGTACATCGGGTCAAACGGCGTTTCGTCTATGCTGGTCAAATCCCAACAAATGGCAGGCTGGTCTGATTCTACAATAGCAGTGTCAAATTCAGAAGAAGCCAAATCCATGAAGGGTAATCCCTTTGCGTCTGCAATTTGTTTAGCCAAATAATCAATCGTAGATTTAAGTGCAACAGAAAATGTAGCATAACTCATGCTGACCTCTTACCGATTGCTCGGCACATTTTAAAACCTGAATTTTCAAACACGTCATGCACCTCGTAATAAACGTTGCCAACTTTGATTTCATGCTGTGTCTCAAGTGGGCAATCTGAGGGCAGGAAAACTAAACAATCTGAGAACTTACTTGACTTGAATACCCGTGAACCTGACGAGGTAACGTGTTCCACATCACAGAAATAAGTACCCACCACTTCGCGTGTAACACTCTTGGCTGTACCTGATGCTGCATACGTTTTGGCAAACGTGATTAAATCACCTTGAGCATCTGCTCGACGAAGTAAATAGAACTTACTGTATTGGTCGCCATTCACATCGTTGGTTTTGAAGCCCGTTAAATACACCTGATTTGTTGTTTGAATTTTTATGACAGGGTAAGTATCTAAAGCCGTCGTAGCTATGTCTGTTAAAGCGTATTGGCAGTTCGTGTCGAACTCATGCACCGAGATAAATCTGTCCGAAGGCAGAATACATATCAACGCAACATTTGGAATCCACTTCGTACCATTCCAACCGCTTACTGGGGTGTTTGCAAAATAAGACGCTGCAATAGATAGATTCATGCTTTAACCTGTAACAGGGTCATAACTGCTACCAACAATGGAGAATGGTTTGAATGCAACCGTGGCTGCGGTTGTTGTAACGGAGTTATTGTCAGTCACAAACTTCTTATAAAAAGACACTCGTTCGGATAGGCGGGAGTAGAGTTGTTCGTAATCAATAGTGGTAAATCGGTTCATGGCATTTTTACCATCTGACACCGATTGGATTGCAGCGAGTTGTAGGGAAGTTACTATGAGTTTGGCGCAGAAGTAAGTGGAGTACAAGCCAAGCGCGTCGAAGGTATCTATTTCTACGGTGGTGGCTGTGCCTGAGTTTACCGCATCAGCAAGTGTAACGTGGTTTCCCACCCAATTAGCTAAGTCTAATCTCAGTTCTTGCTCTAACATCCGTGTGGATAACTGCTCGTCTGACATCTCTTTTGAAGAAACACCTAATACAGACCTAATACCATCAAGTTCTGCGTAGAGAATAGTAGCCATTTTCTGCCCATAAGTAAGTATAATGCGACAATTATACGCTATTCGGGCTGGGTTTAATACTTTTAATTGTAAGGAGTCCTGGGATAGACCCCTCTCCCCTTAAACTATGGCGTAATGTATGCCTCGTGGCACTTCGCAAGGCAGGCCTGCAATATCTGAATGCGGGTTTCAAGTGGCTGTTCTTTCAAGAACTCCCACACACGCTCTTCAGGTTTCAGGTTCACAACAGGGATATTATCCCACTGTGTCGTTTGTGGGGTTACTGTTGCCATTTCTGGTTCAGGCACTGGGACATACTCTTTATTTTTAATTTTGTCTTTGACCTTGGGTTTGGGCTTACTCAGGTCGCCCTTCAGTTCCCAAATGTACAACTTTATTTGGTCAATGGTTAAGCCTCTGTGCATAGCATAATCATAGGCTTTGTTCCCTTTTTGTCTGTCCGAACTCATGAGTAATGCGATCTCCGTGCAGACAGAAACAGACATCCCAACAGTGTTCTTGTTGACGAAATGGCGTGCAAGGTGCATCCACCGATTACGGGCTTGTTGTGAACACTCGTTTAACCCTTTACTTTTTAGGTAATCCCCAAATGCCCTGTCGTACTTATGCCCACCCCCTCTTACGTCTACTGGCCATTTTGCACGAATTGCATTCAAGATTTGACCCCTGGCAATGACTGTGCGCTTGCCCACGTTCCTGAACATTTCTACCAATTCGTCCTTGTCGTACACGTCAAGATTCTCAGAACCCGCCAAAATACTAAGCTCTATACGACGTTCTTTCTCGCTCCGCACCAAGGCTGGCATCGTGTTTTCGACAAGTGTACCAGTTACGGCTACTTCCTTTGTGTTTGTTTTAATAGACATTTTTAATACTCCTCCAAGTTAATTTACGGTTAAGTTATAACACATAAAAATAACTTAGTGCAAACATTTTTTTTTTTATGAAACTTCGCCTGTCTACGATGAACGTTTAGACAAAGTAAGCCTTTCTTTATAGCTCAATTCAGTGAATTTTAGACAAAATAATTGCAGGGTTCATTGCCGCTCTTTATGCTCTCTAGGTTACTGAAATAGTTAACAAGTAATAACACAGTAAAGAAATTAGTGCCGATTCCCTTTGCCGATGTGTAAGCAGTTGTTTTAAGAGGCGTAAGCGTGGTTTTAAAGGGGTCAGAGTGCCGAGGTGAAAAAGCCCACATACTTGTGGGCTTCTGGTTCTTACGCGGGGAGGGCTAGTTTACACCATTAACTCCCAACGTTTTTTACCAGCGTCAAACAACTGATAATACCCAGCGAGGTGGCAGTTCTCACGCTCTGTCAGATTTGGGTCGAAGTTAGGTAACATCTTCGCAAGGGCGGCTCTGCGGAAGTTTGATTTGTGTTTTCTAACTCTAGTTTCATCTGTGATATACGCATAGTCAGGCGGAGATTCTTTCACAAGTTCAAATCCCATTGCTCCGTACATTTTCCCATTGCTGTGTCGGTTATCAGAATAAGACACAACGGTCTTGCAATCGGGTGTTTCCTTGATAAATGCTTTCATCAATTTAGAACACCCCCCGATAACTCTTGTGGAAGAACAGTAACGAATCAACTCATATTTTGATTGGTCAGTATTTCCCCTGTGTGTTTTTAACCTACCGAATACCATCATAGCAACTAACCCACCATTGAAGAATAAACCCTTAGATTTAGTTGCAGTTGAAGCCCCCTGTAAGTGATAGGTATTTTGAAAGTCTTTAGCCTCACCCCAATCTAAATCTTTTACTAATGTTTTTCTAGCTGCAATAGCGTCTGAAAGTACGCCCAGTTTCGCAGAGATAATCCCCTTTACCTGTTCAAACCGATTCTCTATTTCTTCTGTATAAAAATGAAGTAACTGCACCCCGTTAGACTCACAGTTATCAGCCTTAATTTTTTGGTGATTTTTAACCCAATCCCAAGTCTTATCTTTCGCCTGAGAGGAGTGCCACCACTCCCCGTTTATCTCAATGCCAAGGTTGTGTTCTGGGAGGTAAAAATCAAGCTCTAAGGGATGCTTCTTCCCATAACCTGCAACACCTGTTCTATCCCCCTTTTTAAATACTACGTTTAAGCTCTTCAAGTATCCCTCAATCTTTGTTTCAAACTGAGAAATCTGATTAGAACATTTCACGCAACCGTGACCGCCAAGGTGGTCATTGGGGTTTTGCATGAAAGAGCCGTGTAAAGGGCAAATGATTTCAAACTTATCTTTTGATGTTAAGTAATTCCCGACATACTCGTATTTCGCACCGTGTATGGCTTGGGCTTTTTTAACAAAGTCTTCTGTATTTCCAGACCGTAGCTTCGCACTTCTGGCATCGCTACATTTGGGGCAACCTCTTCCACCCCCTCTGTGCGTAAGGTGTTCTATAGGGCGCATACTAAAGTCACCGTGTTCTAGGCAAGTAACAGTTATTTTGTGGTTGTTCCCTAAGTACACGGATTTTGAATAATCATACTTATCTCCATGCACATCTAATGCCTCTTTAACCCACTGCTCCAATCCTTTCTGACTTGCTTTTGCCCTCCTGGTTATCCCACAAACTCTACAGCCTGAGCCGTTTAGATGTACTGAAGGTTTCTGCTTGAAATCCCCATGTTCTGGGCAAGTAATGATTACACTTTTGTGTGCGTTTTCATACCTTACTTTTTCATATCTGTAATAATCACCATGCACCCCTTTTGCCTCTTGTAAAAACCACTCCTGATTGTATGTTAATTTTCTCGTCTGTACACACTTCTCAGCCCCACAGGTTGGGCAGCCTTGTTTTTGGTTTATGTGACAGGCAGCATCCTGTACAAACTCACCATGTAATTTGCAGATAATTATCATCTTGGTTGTTTTATTAACAAACAGGGTTTTGGAGTAGTCATACAAAGCCCCATGAACTCTTTGAGCATCTTTAAAAAACTTTACTTCACCCTTCTGGTGTCTGCTTGCATAGTAACAGTTTGGACACCCATTACCTGTTGCGTGGGCTGTAGGTGTCTGGAAGAACTCCCCATGCTGTGGGCAAAAGATTCTTAATTTTTCTTTATTACTTACCCATGACTCCATGTCGTATGTATATTTGTTGTCAAACTTTACTTTTGCTTTCTCTACAAAGTAATACTTATCTGGTTCTTTCTTAGCCATTTTGTACCTCCAATTAGTAATGTACTATTATAAGAAAAATCTTATAAGATAGCAACATACTACATAGGTATTTATTTCAGGCAAAAAGAAACCCCAATTAAGGGGCTTCCGAAGTTTGTTAGTTTAAACTAACTTTGCAGCACCAAAGTGAACTTGGGCTTCAATGAAGGCAGGAATAACGCCTTCAAACACATGACCAGACTTGTAAGTTGTTCCTGTAGTCATGTCTACTAAATCAAACTCTGCTTGTAATGTTTTACTTGCTAAAGTTTTTCCTGTAGTCATGTCTACTAAATCAAACTCTGCTTGTAATGTTTTACTTGCTAAAGTTTTTCCTGCTTTTACTTCTGTTGCATCCGCCATAGTATTCTCCTATTAGGCACTTAATGTCATTACACGCCAGCCGTCATCTGCGCCTGGCAACAATCTGAAGTACGATTCTGACCAATCAAATCTCATCGCACTTGACTTACGCAATACAAAGTTCTCAACAGCGGAATAAGCTGCGCCGCTATAAATCACTTTTTGAAGTGCGCGGGTGCTATCTAAACCAACGATACGACCCGTACCGCCAATGAGACTTGGATCATCAATGATGAAGAAGTTCATACTGTCTTGAATGTTCGGGTTTGCCGCAACAACCATACTGTTCAAGCGTCCATCAGTGCCTTCGTTACCCGTCCAGATAGGTTTGTTTACACGACCCTCAATCATAAGATAAGTGTCTAAATCCGTAATACACCAATTGACATTTAACTTTTTCCAATCTTTTCGAAGGAATTTGAGCCATGCCTTGTGTGTTATGAAGTTGTTACCAACAGCACACGCAGAATCAAGACTGGTAGATGTAAATGAACTCAAGGCGGTAATGCCCAAGTCTGTATCGCCAAGAATACATTTTTTCAAACCCGCATCAATGATTCGACCTCTAGCACCGATTGCTTGTTCACGCAACGCGATACCAACTAAATCAAGAGTTGTAGCTTTCATCGCTTCGTCGGTAATTGATAAACCAATGTTAAAAGATGGGATTCTGTACGATTTTTCAGATAAACTGATACTTACCAATGCACGCGGCTCGGTGTTCTGAGACGCTGGATTTGAGTCCTCAGCTCTCGGTGCCGTTACGTCTATTAACGGCTGCGTCCAGCGTTGGCTATCAACTGATGTTGTTTTAGCAACTAAGCGTTGGAACATACCCTCATAAGAAGTGTTATCTTCCACAAGATATGCGTTCATCATTTCTAAAACAATACTCGGGAACAACAGGCGACCCAAAACGGTGTCTCTGGCGTTGCCTTCATTTCTTGTCATAGTTGATAAGTTAATTTGTGTGCCGCCCGTAGCAAATAATTCTGCCATTGTAGGTGGTTTCAAACCTGTAGTTCTATCTTCTCTAACGAAAATGTCAGATGACGCTAAAACTTGGTCAAACGCTTTTCCGTATTTGCTCTCGTCAGTTGAGAATTTTGTGTTGATGTGTTGAGCAAACGATTTCCCATCAGCGTATGCCTGGGCATAGTCCTCCAAGGATAACTCTACTTCTTGTGACGTACCGTCTTTACCAATAATTCTTGCCATTCCGTGCGCTCCTTAAATCCGTTCAATTAAAATAGTGTCACCAGCTGCCGCAGCTACTGATGCCGCAGAGCCTGTTTTAACCGCTGTACCTGCCGCAGTTTTAATCAAGCGGATGTAACGCCATAAGCATTTAGTCGGTGCGCCTGAAATAACTACCGCAGGAGTACCAGGCTCGGGAGTAGCCGTTGTTGGGCGAACCGCAGGGGAACCTGCAACCACATAAGCACCGTAGGCAATCGCACCGCCTGCTTTCACTGAAACACGTCCTTCACGCTTTACAGACCCGAAAGACTGTCCATCGTTCACCGTAATCGGCTCCACTGCCATCAAGAACGCATCAATCTCGTCGCTTGATGCACACTCTGTGTAGCTTTGAACTGCGCCTAATTTTAATGCACGACCTAAATCAGCGGATGACCAGTTACCTGCGGTAACGCCGTTAGCGGTACCTAAAGCGGCTGATTCCCACGCTTCGGTTTCAATTGGGTCTGGAAATACAAAATCTGTCATAACTTTTCTCCTGGTTTAAATAGTCGCAGCGCGTAGGGCTGCGGAACTTACTTGTGTGGTTTCTTTCTCAGTTGAGGCTACTTCTATGATGCCACCAACGTGGAAAGTATTGTTAAACTCTTTACTGATGGTGTTGTAAGTTGACAAAATTACTTCGTCACTTGCGGTGCTAAGTTCAATACGACCACGCCCAAGACCCACGTTGCGTAGATTGACTGCATCTGTTGCAATTGCGCGTAACTGTGTGTGCGTAACATCAATTTGCTCCAACTTTGTTTTCATTTCACGGTTGTCCATTGACAAGGTTAAAACCTTCTCATGTGCTGCTGACAACTCTGCTTTAAAATAACTTAGCATATCAGACTTAACCGCTACTTCTGGTTCATCTTGGATGTCTTCAATGACTTCTTCAGCTACTTCTTCTACAATTTTAGCAACCGTCTCAACGGTATCTAAAACACCCATCTGTACTGGTAGTTCACCACCTGCTGCTAAAATAGCAACTTCCTTTTCACCCAGTAATTGTTTTCTAGCCATATCTGGCTCTCCTTCTGCTGATAACTTCATTCGCCCAGAATCTTTAGCCCCAGACACCTTTTTTACTAAACTTGTTGTTAAATCTTCAAACGTTGTGATTTGATCTATTAGCCCAGCTTTAAGCCCTTCAAACCCAAGGAATGTTTTACCTTCTGCCCACTTTGTTGTGTCAGCAGACAGTTGACCACGAGACGCTGCGATGTGGCTGGTGAACTCGGAGTAAAGTGTGTCTAACTTACCTTGAATAACCTTTGCAGCATCTTTCGACATGACCTCGTAAGGACTGCCCAACGCTTTAAATTCACCTGCTCGGAAAACTGTGGGTGTTACGCCGCTTTGTTCCATAGCCTTAGTGTATTCTTGGCTGATCGCTATCACACCTATCGAACCAACGTCAGCTAATCTTGTCGTACTAATACTGTCTGCACTTGCACCAATCCAGTATGCCGCAGATGCCATTTGACCCTCAGAAAAGGCTGTGACAGGCTTATACTCGCTGGATATTTTAGAGATTAACGTTGATACCGAATCGACCCCTGCTGCGCTACCGCCAGGAGAGTCAATGTTGAGCAAGATGTGTTTGATTTCAGGGTCTTGTGCGGCAACCGTTAATGTATCTTTGATTGCGTTATAACCCACAACTCCATACATGGCATAGCCAGGGTGCGCGTTAGTGACCAAAGAACCTACAATGTTGACTACGCCGACACCTTCGTGAATCGAGAGTAACCCGTAATCTGCTGGGTTAAAGCCGTCCGCATGGTCAGACAAGCTGACCTGAGAATTGGCTATAACTTCTGCTGCGGTTTTATATGAGGCTTCTGACCCCATCCATACTTGAAAATCACTCATTTGCCACCCAATCATTTGCTTCAAGGTCTTCTTTCGGCATTTCCCATACCGTGTTGGCAGGAACATCTACACCAACCAAGAACACACCGTCTGTTGCCTTGTACAAGTATTTCATACCGTGCCAGGCTTCTCGCTCAACGGTAAGACCCGAAGCGAGGTTGAAACTTACGTCACTGAACTTAGACATTAGTTATCCCCTTTTTTAACAGCCAAAGCTGGACTGATGATTGCTTGATATTTTGTACAATTGCTTGCTCTAGTTGCAACTTCATCCATTCTTTCATGTAGTCTGTTAAAACTCTTATTGACATCATTGTTTATATCTTCGCGTAAAATATCTAAAAGTTCTCGTAAATCACACTGGGTTACGAACGTAGTTTCCACTTTCGCGATACGCTTGTCCAAGCCCAAAATTGCTTTGTAATTATCTACATGGAGTCTTTCTAAATCGACTAACCGCTTTGTTGCCATATTCTTTACGATATTGATACACCAACCTAAAATACCCGCAACAATCGGCACAGCATATTGACTAAGTTCATTCATTGTTAATTCCGTAGGCTTTAAATCTAACTGATTTACCAAATAATCTTACGGCATAATACATCGCGTAAGCCTTCCAACTCGTAGTACCTTCACTACACATGGCTTCTAAGAACACAGAATCCGCGACATGGCGAGGAATAGCACGGCTAGAATAGAGAAAGTCATGAAGAGTAGCAGACCGATTAGCCACCCCATTAAACAAAGCGTAAAGCAAAGGCGTTCTTGGTACGCTTGCATAATCTGTGACAAAACCAATTGGGACGTGGTATGCGGAAGCATTATTTGAATAAACTAGGGGTAATGTTAGTTGTTTTTTACCATCTTGAAGCTCTCTTACGTTTAGGTCAGTTAGAAACATCTTAACCCTCCCATCGGACGTGACCGCTTCTTCGCACATCAATATGATTGAACCCGTTATACTTTCCATGACCTGGAATGACGAAGTTATCTTCTAACCAGTTATAGAAGTCATGCGGACCCATCTTCGTTGTTTTGATGTCTACTGCGTTTCCTAACAAGTGCTGAGATTTTATTTTGCCCCCACAAGCACGGTTGTGGGATTCACAACGGTACCCAGAGAGTATCTGAATCGGGGCATCCAGCTTAATCCGAATAGCTTCTAATAACTCAATCAACTTTGGGTTCATCTTAATTGCACCTTTTCCACAACATCTGCATGCGAATTCGGAGGGTTTAAAATGTGCTGAACCTGTAAATCCTGTAGGCATAGTATTCTCCTGATATTATAGCGGGAATTATACTCTAGTCTGGTGGATTGTACAACTTATCATGGCTTTGCCTTGTTATCTTTACCACCCGCAGATTTAGGTGATTTACCACCCTGCATCGGTGAAGCTGCCCGTGTGGCTGGGTTCGCATCCGTATTTGTAGATAACACATCAGCACTTTGGGTTAAAAACCCTGTACCTGATAACGGTTTGAACGTTGGGCTTAATTCACCCGTATCCATCAACATTGCCGCTTCTGAATCTGAGATGAACCCATAGCTCAATTGTTCTAAAACTCGCTGTTGCTGCATCATGTAGAAACTTTCAAGCTCCACAGCAGGTCGTAACGCAATCGGGCTGAACTTGGCTTCTACATACCCATCAAAGCCCACTAAACGGCACGCCAGGGTTAAGGCGCGTGAAAGAATAGTCTCAACAGGTTGTTGCATTCCAGCGGCTTGTTGGATGAACAATAAGCTCTCAGTCGATGCCGTGTTCTGTGTCCCTGTACCTTTACCAATTACAGACTGCGGCACTTTTAACGACGTGGCAAGAATAGAATCAATAATTGCAATAAGTCCCGTGTAATCTGACGCAGCACCAATTTGTGACGTTAAGTAATCTGTTTCCACGTTTGAAAACGTTACAATTGCACTTTCTGCTTTTAGGTTTTCAATTTCTTGCACCACACTGGTTCGGATCTCTTCCATCCATGTGTGTAGTAACTTCGCATCACCGCGCACTTCCATTGGTGCTGCTTTGGCTAAGTCTTCGTAATTGATTTTAACGGATAAACGACTATGCCCTGAACGGTTCACTACTCGTCTAATATCCTCGACAACCTCTGAGTGATAAATAGCGGAGTTAATTGCAGGTTCAATTGGGGAGTATGTATAAGCTGCTGTGGGGTCATAATCCAGCGCAGCATAGAAGAACGTTGGGGTGTCTAAATCAATGTTACCCTTCTGACTCGAGTATCTTGGGATTAGTTTCTGTGTGATACCGTCCGCTGTGCCTGATACTACCCACAGTAATTTCTCAGTTGAATTCGGTTTTAACGCATAAGGTAATCGTGCTTTATCTAATACCAACTCTGCTGCGGCACTGCCGTTTAGAATAACACCGCGTAATAAGGACTCTATTAGCCCCGCCATTGATAACCTATCGTCATACCCTGTTGTGTAGTCGAACTGGTAAGCTAAACGGTTGAGAATTGACCTTAACAGGGTAGAACCGTCAGGTGAAAGCTGGTGAGCCGAGTCATACACTCGATAATTCACTTTGGTGTTTGCTGTTCTTACTAATGCCGCTACCGTTGCCGATACGTCTGGGTTTACTCGTGCAAGCTGCCGAATAGCTGCTAGTTCGTTCCCTGCCTGACGTAATTGGGCAACGCTCTGGTTGAAGTAACTGGTATTGGTATTGGATAACTTTGTGTCTTTGGACTTGCCCGTTGTTTCACCTGGTGCCTGAGTACCAACTACGAGCTTGTTTAATTTTACGGTTGCGTCTATCGTTTGTGCCATGTTATATCCTTTTAGTATGTTTTCTCATGAACCCTTCCAACAACCGCTTGTCTAATAGATACGCTGGGGGAAAAATTAGTATATTCACCTGCTTCAACCATTTGGGAAGCCATAGCTGCGTAACCTAACGAGTGGGCGTAGTGATCTGAACCCGTTTTTACCCACGAAGCAGATATTAACTCGCCTTCTTCTCGTCGTTCGACCCTTTTGATATTTTGTAAATGTTGCGACATCGTTCCCATTTCTGAAAACGTAGCAAACTTTACTTTGCCAGAATTGATGTTTTTAGCAAGTAAATCAAAGCACTTTGTTCTGTTAGCCGAGACTGTCCAGGTGTTCTCTTGAACAAGATATGACGGCAACTTACGGTCTGTCAGAGTGTAAGAACAGGGCAATACCAAACCTTCTGGCAATGCCGCTTGTATGCGTATTATCGTGTCAAAGTACGGTGCCGAATCGACTACCGCGCGTGTTACACCAAACTGCTTAATACGCTCAACCACAGTAGTGTAAAGGTTGTCATCTTCTACCCTGACTTGCTCTGCCCAAAGAACATGAAGTTCTGAAACGCCATTTACTCGAACAGGTTTTGCAATGGTTATCCATGACGTTTTGCCAACGTCTAAGCCAAGCACCGCACCAGACAAGGGATTACCAGGGTTAATTGGACTCAACGTTGTGTTTTGTCTTACGGCATCAGCACTAATGCTGTTGGTTGAACTATCATAAGGTAAGCCTAATGAGTAGTTGTAAAACTGAGATTCTTCATTGCCATACTCAATACGTTTGCGGAGTAAACTCTCGCTGCTATGGTAAGCAGGTAAATCGTATGGAGAAACAGCGTAGCCTCGGTAAGCAACGATAGACGGAAATTCTGCAACCCAATCTCGATACTCGTCACTCAAATTAGCTTGTGTGATAACACCGTGACAATGTGGGCATAATAGTCTTGCCGTGGAGAGCAGCCCTCTACCATCCAAGTCTGTAACGTCTTCTGCGGTTAAGTTGGAAAAAGGTCTGTCATAACCCTGAACCACCACGTTTTCTAAAAAGTTGGGAAAGAACCAATCAGCGCAATGCTTACACTTCACAAGTCTTCGACGCTTATCTGACCGTTCAAACATAGCACTAATGCCCACACCTGTGACTGACGGGGTAGATAACCACCGACGAATGCCACGAATGCCTAACTCCTCATGTAGAAAACGACTATGTGACAAACGAGATTCCGCAGACTTCAGTACCGATGGGTTTGAAAAGTCAATTTCATCGCACGCAATTATGTCAGATGGGATTGAAATTAAATCCTTACCGAACGTCCCCGCAGCATAAAAAGCAGAACCACCAATCTTCTTGAACGAAGAACTGTCGTTCCCTGTACTCATGATACCTTTAATGTACTGAGAGCTTTCGATAACAGGGTCAATTCGGGCTTTAACGAAGCGCAGAGCCTCGTTTACGGTTGGCAGGGTGTAAATAGCTGTGGAGTTGTTCTGGACGGCTAAGAAGCCAATTACGAGGCGAGCTATGGTCTCAGATAAGCCCACTTGAGAGGGTTTAATGATACAGACATTGGGGTGTTTTTCATCGAGGAGGGCTTTTTGGAACTCATGGTCTTTAAATGAGTAGGGTTTTCCGTGCAAAGTAGTATTTGACATTAACCAATCACTTAACCGACCTAATGCCGAAGTTCTTGCAGCACTATCCCGCAAGCGGTTTACAAATTCGCGGGAAATCGGGTTAAGCATACTTCTTTAACCTTTGTTCTTCTTCTTCTATTGCACAAGTCAAGCAAGTTACCGCATTTATGGCATTTATTCGTGCTTGAGGGATATTTACCCCACATTCTTCACAAAAACCCGTAGATTTAACCACTCTTTGGTAACTTCTGTGCCTTTTTAACGCAACTTCCATGTAAAAGTCACTTATTTCTCGCGCTTGATCTAAATCATCCATAGTTTACTTTATACATTTCATCATAAGGCGTGCTTCGCTCCACAGGTAAAACAGCTTCCTGGTGAGTCGTAATCACATATTGCACCAGTTCTTTCATCTTCTCAATCCAAGAAGGTGCCAAACTCCCTCCACCCAACACTCGGTAAAAACTGACAGCTAACCCATCTCGCGCGTGTTCGGTGAAAAGGAATATGGCAGGGACTACTTCCAGTCCCGTAGCCCCGTAATTTCCAATCATCATCCATCTGCTACGCAAATGAACAAGGTAAGTGGCGTGGTCTAGCGAGTGCCTCAGTAATGTATCTGTGCTATTAGTCGCGGCGAAATACCAAGGGTGTTTCTCATCAAGTACCACCCACTCTTCTGGTCTATGCTGTAAATATCCCATCAACTGCTCAGTTTCACCCTGCGTTGATTTTACCATCTCCAACATATCTATATGCCGTTTCACAACAGTAAAGTCCAAACCCATCACTCTTTTCACAAGCATTGATATTGGCGTTACTGCTCTTATAACTAGATTACTCATTTAATAACTCTTCTAACTTCGCAAAAAACTTATCCTGTGCTTCCTTCGCCCAGTCCTTTACTACCTCTAACACCGCTGCCTCTATCGCCTTAATCCTATCCTGATTGATAATGTCTACTGAATACTTCGTTAACATCCCAAACAAGGAAGTGGACGTGGCAACTAATGACTGAAGCTCCTTCGCACTCGCATTTATTCCTTGGTTCAAAATCTGCGTCCGCATCATTCTCACCATCTGCATCTGCGCCTTGACCTCCTCCAGTATGTCTACCGTGGAATCAATTCGGAAATCCTCAGGGTTCAAAACTAGGGGCGCAGTATAGCTCACATTGAGTAAAGCCGCCAGCTTAACTCGCTCCTCATGCTCGGCATACTTAAAATGCTTCTCTAAGTATTCAACTACTTCTTTTATTGTAAAGTTCATAGACACTATTATACCCCACAAACGAATTTGTGAGGTACACTTTTTACAACAAAAGTAGCTTTTTTACAACATTTCTATCTTCGGGCTAACCTCAAAACATACGCTGGCGTTTCTTCTCGGCGTTCATCATGCGTTCTCATAATCTCCTCACGCAAGCAACTACACCAACCAATGTCGTAAAAGTTGGCTTTAACGTTAGTGCAGTGCCACTCTCCCTTCGTTGTGCAAGCAAAAAATCTCTTTGTTTTGGAGATGGATACTTCTGTGACATACCCATAATATCTCAAAACGTTAATCATCCAGTGTTTTGCATCTTCAAACTTGTCGTCAGGGTACGGAATTGACTCCCAAATCTCACGCAACGTGTAATACTTGGTCTTTTCATTCGGGAAACCCATGTACTTCACCACATCCGTACCGTAAAACCCATTAAACGCGGCTGTTGCTGTTTCTAATGCTTGGTGACGAGGGTAGCCAAGGGCTAATGAATCTTCCAACGTTTTGTAAAATTCTTCACGGATTAACGGAAATTCAGGAATGACAGGTTTTTGGTTCTTGAATGCTTTCTCCACTGCGATGAAATACTTCCGAGCGATTTTACCTTGTTCGTTGTTTTCCACCATCGACAATTCTTTTGCCATGTCCAATGTGATGAAATACTCAATTTTGCCCTTTCCGTAAGTCATTGATTCTAGCGTTCCTTTTTTTTCGGGATCAATAAAATCAACACCTTGCAAAAAGTCAAATTTTGCGATTCTGCCCTTAATCCAATCAGAAAAATCTGTCTTTACTTCCAAACGAGCGTGCAAGTCACGAGCATTAACTGCATTCACTTCTTCGCCACCAATTACTACGGGTTGTACTTTTACTAACTCTTGCATTTTGAATCTCCATAAAATAAAAAACCCTGAATTCCAAAGTGGTTCCAGCACTCAGGGAAACAGGGTTAGATAAGGAGCATTTAACTAATATAGACCTGGAACGCCCTTAGTTAAATACTCTAAGACCATTATACAGCTAACCTTCAGCCCTTTTCAACCTCTTTTTAGCCTCTGCCTCACGCCGTTTAGCATTTATCACGTCCTTGTTGGCTTCACGGTGCTTCCTAGCTGTCTCACGTCCTTTCTCACTGGCTTTGTACTGCATACGGGCTATTTCAGCCGCATTAGAATTACCAAACTCTTTACGTTTAGCAGGGTTCTTGTCCAGGTACTCCTTCTGATAAGCACGCTTGCACGCACGGCATCTAGCTAGCGTGTAGGGCTTTCCTCTACGCTTTACCACGCTGTACTCCGCGAGGGGCTTCATCTCATTACACGTTGAACACTTTTTCATCTCAGTAACCTTATGTATAGGAGTAGGTATAATATACAAAAAAACCTAATTTGCAAAAATTTGTTTTTGAGACCTATAAAGCCCCATGCGCCGTGAGGTTGTATGAACTGTGGTGGGGTTCAAGGTATAATGGCTACAAGTTAAGCAGCACAGCAACAAAGCAACCAAGCAGCGGTATCGCTTAGATGCTTTAGTTATGCCTTGACTTTTGGAATTGAAGTGGCGTGCCTGTATGATATACCGTACGCCTAAACGCCATAAAGCTCTTTTGTGTCAAAGTTTTACAAGCGGACCAGTCCGCTTCTAAATCCCCCCAGCTAGCGGGGTTAGCAAGCGAGTTTAGATTGCATAATGTACAGCATAACCGATAATCATGGAATGATGACAGGGACAACCGCACGGGTGAAAGGCACTATAGGTGTCAGGTTAGCGTTTAAGGCGCAACTACTTAGGCTTGCTGTATCTAAAAAATCGTTTTGTTGGTTAGTTGTTATCTGACAGCACACATTCCGTGTGTTGTTTCATAACAACTAAACAAAGGTAATTATCATGTCCATTAAAAATACATTCGCAACACTTGCTGCAAACCCCGTTGTAACTTACAACACGGACACACTTGTGGAAGGTGATTTTTCAGTAAAACAAATCACTGAAGCGGGCCAGTCAGCTCGTAAAACAATCGCAAACATCCTTTACGGTGAAGCTATTGCAGAAGAAGTGAAAGCGCATTTAATTCGTACTGCTGGCTTTGTAACGCTAGCGGGTGCGCTTGACGACGCGATTCGAAAGCTCAAATTGATTGGTGCAACGGATGAATTTATTATCACAACGGTGGTAAAAAAGTTCGCACAATCAATTGAAAAAGAACGTAAAGCGTTTGGCAAGTTAAAAATGCTTTTGCCTTGCGACGGCTTAACCCAGTACGCAGGTGTTGAAGGTATGAAACTTGTTCGTAAAAACTGGCGTTCTGATGCGTGGATTGAAAAAGACCGCGCTCAAATCCGTATTGCTAAAGAACAAGCTATGCTTGAAATAGCTCGTGCTGAACAAACGGCTGAACGTGAAAAAATGCAAGCAGAAATTGACGCTATGAAAGCGAGCAAAGAACCTGATACAACTAACCAACAAGCGGACCAGTCAGCTTCTGAAAATGAACCACAACAAGCGGACCAGTCAGCTTCTGAAAATGAACCACAACAAGCGGACCAGTCAGCTTCTGAAAATGAACCACAACAAGCGGACCAGTCAGCTTCTGAAAATGAACCACAACAAGCGGACCAGTCAGCTTCTGGAACCGCAACAACCAACGAAAGCGAAGTGATTTTAAAAGCTATGCTTGATATGTTACACAAACTTAGTCAAGACCAAATCACAACGTTGATTGATGCCGCTACAGCCTTGAAAGTAGCGTAACAAAATAGGGCAGGTGCAAGCTGCCCTAACCGTCTACCAGTGTCACTGGTACTGATGAGACTTTGTAAAGTCGAAACGGTTATTTTATTTACGGGTGATTTATGAACATTGAAAAAGATTTGGAAATTGTTGTGGAACTTATGGCGAAAAGGCATGAAGGCATGACAACCGCATGGGAAGCTGCGGCTGCGATTCAGGATTATTTTGGGTGTAGTGTTACCGAATCCGCAGCGCACCTGGGGTTCAACTCTATAGCGGAAATGGTGTATTTTGACGCGGACATGGCGGCTGATTTCGGATTCTAGCAAAACAGGGCAGGCTAACAACCTGCCCAACCGTCATAGCATTATGTGCTATCTGATGAGACTTATTAAGTCGAAACGGTACAAGGTAAATCGTAGCACTTTTTATATTAGGTACTACGCAGTAAATTGGGCTTTAAAATTTTCTGGCAGGATTTCAGGTAAATCGTATTAAGAAATTCTGGAAGGAAGTACAGCCTAAAATCCAGGTCGTACCGCCTAAAGCCTATTCCGTACTAACCCCAAACGTTCCTTTAGGTTTAGTATTTATCGTACAAGTGTATTAGTCACTGTACATTTTAATCCATGGGGTGAAATTGTAGCCCCTAATCAAACAGGTAAAGTATGTGCATCATTACAGCGTTAATCAAGGCAGTAGAAACAGGCGAAGTAACTCAGGAAGAGTTTGTACAGGATATGGGCTACAGGGGTTATACAGCCCGTGAAGCCTGTATCATGCTGGGCAGGGATTTATCGCCCGAACTTCCACCCGTAATTTGGGTTCATTTTGCTACAGGTGATTTTGGCTAAAAAAATTACACAACACCCCTACATGGGATTAACGAATAAACTTTGTTTGTTAGTTACTAACAGGGTATGTGGTTAAGACGAAATCACGTTTCGCAGGAAACCGATTTGCCTCGCCTGACCTTTTGGGGTAACAGCGGAATGCGGGTTGCAAAGCGAGCAAATTTGGGCAAGTGGCAAAAAGGGGGCAAAACCGAAGTTAGCGGCTGTCTTATATATATATATTATTATATTATATATATTATATATTAAGAGGAAGTAGGGGGTGTTGTGTAATTTTTGCCCTTTTTGACATTTCCCCTGTTTCGCCCATTTCAGCCTTTGCGTCCCCTGCAACCCGCATTCCGCTGTTACCCCAAAAGGTCAGGCGAGGCAAATCGGTTTCCTGCGAAACGTGATTTCGTCTTAACCACATACCCTGTGGATAATAAACAAACCACGATTATAAATTATTGTGAGTATGGGGTCTCAACTCTTCCATTTTCTTTTGATTCAAGGTACTATTATGAAAATCTATATTTTAACTAGAGGCACAGAGGTCTTCATTGGCTATTGGCATGACTTAGCAGCCCGTGAAGCCTGTATCATGCTGGGCAGGGATTTATCGCCCGAACTTCCACCCGTAATTTGGGTTCATTTTGCTACAGGTGATTTTGGCTAAAAAAATTACACAACACCCCTACATGGGATTAACGAATAAACTTTGTTTGTTAGTTACTAACAGGGTATGTGGTTAAGACGAAATCACGTTTCGCAGGAAACCGATTTGCCTCGCCTGACCTTTTGGGGTAACAGCGGAATGCGGGTTGCAAAGCGAGCAAATTTGGGCAAGTGGCAAAAAGGGGGCAAAACCGAAGTTAGCGGCTGTCTTATATATATATATTATTATATTATATATATTATATATTAAGAGGAAGTAGGGGGTGTTGTGTAATTTTTGCCCTTTTTGACATTTCCCCTGTTTCGCCCATTTCAGCCTTTGCGTCCCCTGCAACCCGCATTCCGCTGTTACCCCAAAAGGTCAGGCGAGGCAAATCGGTTTCCTGCGAAACGTGATTTCGTCTTAACCACATACCCTGTGGATAATAAACAAACCACGATTATAAATTATTGTGAGTATGGGGTCTCAACTCTTCCATTTTCTTTTGATTCAAGGTACTATTATGAAAATCTATATTTTAACTAGAGGCACAGAGGTCTTCATTGGCTATTGGCATGACTTAGCAGCCCGTTTCCCTTTCCATCAAGACCTGTTCGTGCCTCTGTCTCAATAGGAGATAGCTTATGCTAGCCACCGCTTGCCTCATGGCAGCTATGTTCTTTGAAGCTAGGAATCAACCCCGAGCTTCACAAATTGCGGTTCAATCAGTTGTTCTGAACCGTTCCCTGAAATCCCACAAATCGGTATGTGGGGTGCTGAAAAAGCACAAACAATTCACCTGGGCAAAAGGGGGCAAAATCCCTCCAGTACGCCCTGTTGGCAGATTAGACAAGCAAGCGTATAAGGTGCTTAGGAAACACCTGTACAAGCGCAATTTAAGTAGGAAATACCTGTACTTCAATACTGTTAGGATGGGTAGGAGGTACAAAACACCCGTACCCGTAGTAAGAATAGCCAATATGCTGTTCTATTAGGATACGATTTTCAATTACAATAGGATGCAAATCATGTTTAACGGGCAATGCCTTGATGACCACTTCAAAATCTTTGAAAGAGAACACTTCCATGTTCTCCGCGATATTGGCTGAAAGCCACGAATCCTCCCGAGCATCCAATTCTGGATGCTCGGTAGTCGGAAAATATCCAGTTAAAAGAGTACATTTCTCTTAACAATTTAGGATTGCCTGTAACGAATAGGATGTACCACTTAACCGAAGACGGTTTCAGTTTGGTAGTAATGGGATTCACGGGGGCAAGATTCAGTCGCTGCATGCGATTAGCGAGGGAGAACCCCACGCATTTTGTTCAAGTTGGTTGGTTATCACAAGCTGCGAGAAGTTGACAACGCTTTTAGACTTGCCTGGCTCCGCAATAGGATGCGTGTATCCTGCTCTGTTTGAGTAGGATGTGCAGATACTATTCACCCTGCCATTAGGGAAAATTTGGACAATCCCAGCACATACCCGTGGGTTGCATAAGAAAAACGGTG